ACGATATGAGAAGTTTGCGTAGACGAAAACAGAATATTTGGATATGCAAGGCTAGCATAGATGATTCGCACATGGAACCAGTAACAAAATATAGTAAGCCTGAGAAGCATAGTGTATCTGTATCAAACACATCGGGTACACCACATGAACTTCCTGTCGGTCTAGTTTCTGAGTATACGAGATATTTTGTATCATTCGACAGAGACTTTCATCCAAAAGAAGGTATGGTGTTATTTGTAGATAGAGAGCCTGAGCTAGATGACAGCGGCGAACTCATACTTGGAGAAAATGGCGAACCGAATGTAAAACCTGATTATGTATTAACTCACATAATGGACACTGCTAGAGGAACGATTGCAAGATACGGCATAAAGAAAATAGCAGGTGAAGAATCAGAAGAAGAATCCGTGCCTGAAACAGATGGTGACGATGATGAGCAAGACGATCAAGGTTAATCTATCAGCTAATTCAATTAAGAATGCTATTAAAGAACTGAAATTCTATAAAGAAGAAATCAGATTTAAAACATCTATTTTTGTTCAGCGATTATCAGACCTTGGCGTAAAAGTAATTGATGCTCATAAATACAGTCGTGGTGATTCTGATTTTAATGACTTGCATACATATGCATGGTTAGAAGAATCAGGATCGAATGTAAAAGTTACTCTTGTTTTATACGGGAAAGATGTAGCTTTTATTGAATTCGGAGCAGGTGTTGCTTATAACGGAGCAGGTGGTACAAGTCCGAACCCATATGGTCAACCACTTGGAATGATTATAGGTTCATACGGTAAAGGTCACGGACTAGAAGATTACTGGTTTTATATTGACGATGAAACACATGAATGGGTAATGAGTAAAGGTACAGAAGCCGCAATGCCAATGTATTATGCTGATACGGAAATTCATAAACAGTTTATTGAGATAGCAAAAGAGGTGTTTAAGTAATGGCTACAGGGATTGAATTCAATATAGACGATGTTTATAGTGCTTGGAGAGAATACCTGTTAGCTAATTCTAAAGCGAAATACTTCGGAATGGTATTTGACACAAAGAAACAAGCCAATTTTCCATATGCTAATTTCAGACTTATAGGCAGACCGACAAGTGGTAGTACATTGCAAAATGATGAAGCAAGCATAAACCTTACTTTCGAGACTGAAGCCTATATAAATTCGAATAAATACACAATGCTGTATGATATTGATTCAGCAAGTGCAAACTTTTTTATTGAGTTAGGTTTCCGCAGAATAGGTAATTCAGAACTGATAAAGGTAAGTGATACTGTTACAAAAATCACAAGCCGCTTTGTCCTGAATAACTATTGCGGATATTTTCTAAGAGTTTTAAGTGAATAATGACAAATTTACCGATTGCTAATAGGTAGCAATCGCTTACCCCAAATAATTAGGGGAGAAAGGAAACTAATATGGCAGTTACGATTGCAGGTGTTAGTACACTCGGAGTAAGACTGAGCTATGGCATTGAAACTACCGCAGGTCAGAAACCTGCTACATTTACTCTTCTTCCTAGAGTTAATCAGATTTCAGGTATTGAACTTGATACTGAAACTATTGATGCGTCTGCTCTTGAAGACAGCACTGAACGTAGTATTGCAGGTAGGCAGTCAACAGGTGGCGATTGGAGTTTTGACTTCAACCTTACAACTGAAACTAAGACTATTTATAAAACAATGCTTACGTCCGCAAAAACCGCTCTTGCAAGTGGTAAGAGAACATGGTTCCAGATTGATATTCCGAACCTTGATGAAGCATTTTTCGTTGTAGCGCAGCCGGGTGAGAAAGTTCCTCTTCCGGATGTTGGGCAGAACGAACTTCTGGTCGCATCTATTTCTTGTACTATTGACGAATACAAGGAAATGGATACGAAGATTGAACCGGTAGATTCTTCATCGTCTACAACGTGATAGAGATATATTAAAAATACGGGAGGCCGCACTTTATGTATAAAACAATGACTATCAACGGTAAAGATTATAAACTTGAATTCACGATTGAAGCATCGCTTTGTCATGAATGCATTGAAAAGATTTCAGGACTGGTTGTTGATCTCAGTAATGGGGATGACATGAAGCAAATGCTTTCAGGAGTTTCGGATATTCCGTACACAGCATTGGTTTGCTTCTATGCAGGTTTGCTTGAACATCATGGTTCACATCCAGATGGAGATAAAACAGTTCCGGATATAAATGTTGCTAAAAGACTTGCTGTTTCATTGCTTCGTGATGAAAATAGCGGTATAGATAACTGGTACGATCTTTTCACAACATGCCTTGACCAAATGGGTGAAGATGGTTTTTTCGATCTAGTAGGTCTGGGCAGTATAATTGGAACGAACGAGAAGAAACCGAAGAAAGTACCGCAGGATCACAAGAAGAAACAAGTGAAAGCTATAGAAGTGTAATGCTTGGACGCTTATACAAAGCTGCGATTAGTCGCGGAATGTCTAAGCATGATTATTTTCACAGCACTCCGAATGATATTGAGATATTTATACGAGAATATGATTCACGAAAGAAAAGTGAAATCAAGATTAAAACAGAGGAAATTGAATACTCCGCATGGCTTAACGGTCTTTATGTAAGAATGGCTGTGGCAAGTGTTTTAAACGGAAAGAAAGTAAAATATCCTAAGAAACCACTCGAAAAAAATGAACCTCAAATAAATATCGAAGTTACTGAAGATATGTCTGAAAGCGAAAAAGATAAAATAAGAGAACAATTTGCAGATAATATGCGTGAATTGTTTTCAGTGCCAAAAACATTGAGTGACGGTAGTTAAATACTACCGTCTTTTTATATGTATATCAAGGGGGCGTATATATGGCAGAAAATAATGATATGACTATAGATAGCCTACAAATAGAAATAGCGTCCAGTTCCGCAAAGGCTGAACAGTCTATAGACAGGCTGTGCGCGTCCTTAATGGGTCTAAACACTCCATTAAAAAAGATCGGGAATAATGTAGGTAATGTTAGAAGCGTAATAAAGGCATTATCCGGATTAGATGGATTAAAAATGCCTGATTTGTCGAAAACAATCGACCAATTAGATAAACTTAGCAGAATAGACCTTAAAAATCTTCAAGATAAGAAATTAAATCTGTCACTTGAAATTAGTGGTTTTGATAAAGCAGAAAGACTTAAATATGCTGTTCAAAAAACTGCGTCAGATATTCATACTATAACAGATAGTATAGCGAAAGATTTAGCTAATACGTATAACATTAAAGGCGCAGATGCAGATAAATTAACAAATATGATCGCTCAAATGGGTAAAAACATAGCAGTAGATAAAAACCGTATGGGCGATTTAAATGATACAGAAGAAGTTTTTAAATTTATTATTGAACATGGAAAAGTAGCAAGGGAATCATTTGACGAATCCATTACAGGAATGAAAGAAGTTTATAAAGATTTTCTTGCTTATGTTAATCAGAATAAAATCAAATTAACAGATACCGTAGATACTAGAAATTTTAACGAAAGTACATCGAGAACAGAAAGACAACTGTTTTTTAATCAAAAAAGTGGAAAAAACATTGATACCATTTGGGAAGATATGATAAGCAACTTCCCTGGTATCATGATGAATATACGCGATATTGAAAATGAAGAAGATCAAGTTTATGCATTGCTTGAAAAGATTCGCTTCGCAAAAGATGAACTTGCAAATAAAACAATTTCATTGTTTGACCCAAATGAAATATCAAAGATTAAAACAAACGTCTTTAATTCTGTAAACGATTCTTATGTAAAAGCAATAGATGGAGTAAATAGCACGATTGCATCCAATATGCAAAAATCTGCTAAAACTATCCCACTTGATTTAAAAATTGACCCAAATAGATTTGTTACTCAAATAGAAAGAGCGATAAATGAAGCTGCGAAAAAGGATTACGGAAAAATCAATGTAAAACTTGGCGTTGATACTTCTCATCTTAAGCAAGAGTTGAAAAACTCATTTGAAGGATTACAGATAAAAGATATTTCACAAGTTTCAGGTGATGTAGATACACTAAGAAAACAACTTCAGAACTTACAAGGTGTTGATTTAAAAACTGGTGGAATTACATCGTTTATAAATGCATTTGCTAGGTTGTCAACTGAAAGTAAGAACTTCGATGTTAATTCGATGGATGAATTATTCAAACAGTTAGACAAGATTAGCCAAATTGATCCAGAATCAGTTAATATCTTTAAGTCAATTTCATCATTCTTACGTAGCACTCAAAAACTATCTGAGACTGTGAAAGTATTTCCGCAGTTAGCTGTTGAAGTACAAAGTTTCTTTGATTATTTGTCAAATGTCACTATATCAGATAATGTAGCACAAACTGCAAATGCTCTTGCTCAAATATCTATGAGTGGCAAACGCGCAGGTACATCTATTGAATCGTTTAAGAATAATGTGCATAACGGTAATTCCACAATCAAACGGTCTAATCAAATATTAAAGGTATTTGGTGATTCAGTAAAAACACTTGCATCATTATTTAAGAAATTAGGCATCGTAGTAGCAGATACATACAAAGGTATTTTATCTGGTACTGCAAAAATTGCAAAAGGCATAGGAACTAATGCTGTAAATGCAATTCAGTCATTTTCAAATAAAATAAAGGATTTATCGAAATCAAAAAGTAGTGTAGATTCAATGCATTTCAGTTTGAAAAATCTTTTAGCTACGGTAATTGGTTTTCGTGGTATAACAGGTGTTTTTAATTGGTCAAAAGAAGCATTGAAGCTAGGCGGTGATATTACAGAAATTGACCATATTGTAGAATCGGTATTCGGTGAAAATATGACCGGATACATAGATGATTGGGCAGACAATGCTATTAAACAATTCGGTATCGCAAAAGGTGCTGCTAAACAGTACGCAGGTACTTTGAATGCAATGTTTAAAGCGTCAAATATTTCTTCAGATAATTCCGCTGTAATGGCTTTAAGAATGGTTGAATTAGCAGGAGACTTATCTGCTTTCTATAATATTGATACAGCCGATGCATACCAAAAAATTCAATCAGGTTTGGCGGGCATGGTCAGACCGTTAAGAAGCCTTGGAATTGATCTTAGCGTTGCCACATTGAAAGAATATGCTTTGGCAAGAGGAATTACTAAATCATGGACTGAAATGACGCAGGCTGAGAAGGTGATGCTTCGTTATCAGTATTTACTTGACCATACTACTATGCAAGCCGGGGACTTCCAACGTACTTCAGAGTCGTTGGCGAACGGCATTAGAATTCTTCGCGCAAATTTCGAGTCAATTACAACGGAACTAGGTGTTGGTTTTGCCGCTGCAATTAGACATGTGGTAATTCTACTTAATAAACTTCTTGAAAAAGTCCTTGTAGTTGCTAAAGCGTTTTCGACATTCATGCAGACACTTTTCGGAAAATACAAAGGTGGAGCAGGTGGATTTACTTTTGAAGATTACGGCATGGATGAAGCGCAAGACGAACTTGGCAGCATGTCTGATAGCGCAAGTGGTATAGCTGATGGATTTGCAGATGCAGATGAAGCAACAAAAAAATTAGCAAAAGACCTGTCTGTACTTCCATTTGATGAACTGAACCAATTATCAAAAGATATTCAAAATTCAACAGATACAAAAAAAGAAAAAGAACCTTCAGGTGGAACATATACGCCAAATATCGGAAATTTCGATGAAATGATGGGTGATATGTTTGATTTGGATTTTGACGGACTAGAATCTCCATTAAAGAAACTTGAAGATTACGTCAGCGAATGGGCAAAACGTATCAAAGAACAGTTCGATAAGAGGAATTGGGATGGACTTGGCAGAGAAGTAGCAAAAGGAATAAATGATTTTATCGACTATCTACTTAAAATATTCAATCCAACTGAAGTAAAGGAAAAGATTGGATATTGGATAGATGCATTTACCGAATCATTTAACGGACTTATTGACGAGATTGATTTCGAAGATATTGGAACTTTAATCGGTGAAGGAATTGACGTAATAATCAGTTCCGTCAATAGATTTATTGAGGGCATTGACTGGAAACGGCTAGGAGAACAATTAGCGAACGGAGCAAATAGT